AATTTCGATTTTGTAAACCCCCGCACCTACAAAACTTATCACATTCTCACCTATATCTAAATAAGGGAATTTACCAGTCATATAGTTACCTTTACCCTCGTAAACTTCTTCTATATCACTATCTATAGTTATACTTCCGCCAGTTATAGAAGTAATATTGAAGGTTCTTGAATTGATAGTAAAAGCACATGATCCAGTTCCATATATAGTTATCAAAGGTTTAGATATATGAGTTGCCTTGTTATGATTTAATGTAGTTCCTGTTGTTAATGTCAATACGTCTTTTCCATCTAATAGATAGCCAAAAGGTTGGCATCTAAACTCAATAGGAAAATTATATAATTGTTTTTCTATAACTTGTGACAATGGAACTATGTTATTAATTCTAGCCTTGTAATATCTATCGTCCACATTACCAAATACAACCTCTCCACTACCTTGTAACCAATTTATTAATTTAAGTGGATTATCCCCTTTATAATCTGCTTCGACTGGTTTAGTGTCTCCGCTATAACCATCTTTTTCAGTTAGAAATCCATCTCTACCAGTTATTTCGGTTTCGGTTACTCTCTCTGTACTTAATTGGATAGGAGGAAGTGACACTATTTTCACTCCCATATCTTCGGCTTTTATACCATTCCATATTAATGTTTTTTTCAATAGTATCACTCTCCTAATATTTCTTTTGTCTTAGTCTGTAGACATTTAGTTCATTTGCCATTTGTTCAACATTTTGATTTGTGTGTTGATGATATTCTCCAATTTGTAATGTTAATCCATTATCATTATGGGTTACCGAATTGCTTGAATTACTTGCTATATTGCCTAAAATTAATGATTTCATAGCCGATTGTTCTGCATTGATACTATTCTTCATGGCTGATACTTGCCTTGTGATTTCTGCTTTCATATCTGCTACACTTTGCATATGATTATTTATTGCAGCACCTTTGCTTACATAAGCTACTGAACCATTTGAAGTTTCCCACCCTAATTCGTCTACGTTATATAATCCCGCACTTGGATTGCTTGATGTTCCTGTTGCATATCCTGTAGTAGTAGCATTGCTTGTAGTACCTCTTAAAGATACCATTTCACTAACTGCATCCTGTACACTTTGTTTGCTTGAATTTAAACCAGTCAATAAACTATCTGCTAATGATTGCCCCGCATTTTGCCAGTTTGGAGCGTATGAATTTAACAATGTAACTAAATCATTGTTATTGCTAGTTAATAATGTATATCTAGTTTGTGCATTTAAAGAATCGGTTTCGAGTAACTTAGAATAATATTCATCAGTCGCTTTTAACTTCTTTTCTTCATTTGCTTTTTGAGTATCATATTCATCCTTTAACGCTACTTTTTTTGCATCTGATTTTTCTGTTAGCAATGTTTTTTCTGCTTCTAATTGTGCTTTTTGATCTTCAATATTCCACGCATCTTCTTTAGCACTCAATGCTTTTTGTGAATCTTTAATTTGTAATGATAAGGCATCCTTATCGGCTTGACTTTTAGTATTTGCCATCTTTGTTTTTAATACATTTATATTATCATTAGCTGCTTTTCTTTCATCTGCTCTCGATGTATCTGTTGTTTGTGCATCTAGTGCTTTTATCTCTGCATCTATAGTATCAGTTTTATTTTTAGTAAGTTTGTCTATACTATCAACTTGTGAGTTGTATTCTTTTTCTAACAATGCAAGTTTATCATTGCTTACTTTTTCTGCTGCTGCTTTTTCTTCTTCAAGCTGTGCCTTTATTGCAGTTGTAGTTGCTTCGGCTATTTTAGTTAGTCTGTCTTTTTTATCATTTGCAATTTTAACTTGTTCATCTGCATCTTGTTTAGCAATAGTAATATCTAATTCAGCAGTTTTCTTTGCTAAGTCTAACGATTTATCCGCATTATCTTTTGATATTTTATACTCTTCATCACCCAAAGCTTTTTTAGCATCTGTTGTCATATCACTTATTCTGTCAACTTCTGCTTTAGCATCTATATAAGCTTGGTTATCGTCTATACTCAAAAGATTTGCTTTATCCTTTGTATATGTGGCATTATCTAATTGACTTTGAACACCACTAAATGTTCCACTTGTTGAGTTCATTGAATCTATAATGTTAGATGCAGTTTCTTTAGTATAATTTTTAATTTCTCCAGTATTATTAGCAACTCTTCCTAAAACATCAGTTAAAGTTTTGACTATAGGAATTATATTTTCCCCTATTTGCTTTGAAATTTCATTATTCATTTCATTAACACTTGTCATGTGATCATTAATGCCATCGCCACCATTGTAATGATTACCTATTAAATAAGCTAATCCATTATCTAACATCTTAACATTGTTATTATTAGCGGTTTCCCATCCATGCTCATTTACGTGTGATAGGCCTGTTCTTAATGTTGTTGTTCCTGTATACTTATCTGATACACTTCCATCAGCATTTAAATGCGTTCTGTTTTCATCAAAAGTATCTTGTTGAGTTTTAATATATATTGTCTTAGTGCTTGGTATTTGTAATATTTTATTTATAACATCTTGTAAATTTGAAATAGTACCATCTGCATTGGTTTTAATTTCAATTGGCGTTCCGTTTAGGTTGTATATTCCTGTCATTGTTCCATCTTCGGCAGTTTGTAAATTTTCTAATGAACCTACCGTTTGCTTATTTGCACCAGTTATTTTTCCACTTGCATCTATTGTAGCCCCGCCCAAACCTTCTAAGGCAGTTTGACAAGTTGCTGCTAATTCAGCGTGTGTTTGTCCTAATTTTTCATTATCTTTTGCCATTTGGTCAGTATATCCACCGACTTGATTGCTTGTTTCAGAATATGCACCAGTAATTCTTCCTGTTGCTGCATCATAAGTTACGGTTACATCTTCCATAGCTTTAGAATTAGTATTGTATAGTTCATATGTCCCGCTTTCAGTAATAGAGTTTAACCCAGTAAATGTATCATTCATTGTTTTAAGTTTTTTTTGTGAATCTGCATCCGCTTTTGTTAATTCTTGTCCACTATATTCATTAATTAATGCAAGTGCTTCGGGATTCTTTTCTTGTAATATTTTAAGATATTCGTTCCATTCATCAGTTTTTAATTTTGTTTTATCATCTCTAAGTTTTGTAAATTTATCTATTTCAGTTTGAATTGCACCTTTATTTGCTTCATCTGCATTAGCTAAATTTAATTTAAGCATATCTATTTGTGTATCATAACTAGCCTTGATTTTAATATTTTCTTCATCTATAGCCTTTTTCTTATCTTGTAATAATTTTGAAGCATCTTCGGGATTAACTTTTGAAACTCTTGCAGAAAAATCATTTTTAGCATATGCCTTTTCTTCTTGTGTTCCTCCTACTGCTGCTAATTCAATTTCTTTTATTTTATTAAGTTTATCTTGAACGTCTTTAACCTCTTGATTATTTAATACTCTTTTTTCATCTACCGCTTTTTGCTTAATAGCTAAGATTTCACCTTTAAGTTTATTTTCCTCTGTAATTTGAGTATCAAAACCTTTGGAAATAGAATCCAACACTTTCTGTTCTGTTTCATCTATTTTATTATCATCCAATTTAAATAACTTACTTAAAGCATCTTGTGATTCTGATTGCTTACCTTTGATACTTATTATAGCATCATTAACCATCTTGTTTATTTGATTATTAAAATCAGAACTTTCACTATCTGTTATTATTCCATCTAAATTCATAGTTTTTAAGAATAATTCAAAGTTATGTAGTGTGTCTGTAGATTCTTCAACTTTAGTTTTAAAACTGTCTGAAATATTATCACCAAAAGCTTTGTATTCAATGCCTAAATCTTCTAATTCTTTCTTAGATTTAAAAGTATAACCACTCATTCCGTTTATTGCTTTTTCCCAGTCTGACATTCCATCAGTTGTAGTAGAAAGTTTTTCTTTCATTTGATCTTGACTTGTATTTAAAGCTGCAATAGTTACACCTAACCCCGCAAAAGCTGCTACTACTGGAATTATTGCGGGTGTTAATGCAGTTATTCCACCTAATAGTCCTGTCATTCCACCCGTTGCGGTTGCTGCTTCTGTTGCACCAAACAACGAACCTATTCCGCCCGCTACTTTAACTAATCCCCCTATACCAGTTGTGAGAGTTCCTATTCCTTTTATAACTGGACCAAGTGCTGCTGCTCCCATTAACAACTTAGCGTAAAATTCTTGTTGTTCGGGTGATAAGTCCGCAAATTTATTTGCTAAATCTTGTATGTAATTTGCTAATTCAGTTATAATTGGTGCAAAATCTTCTTCGACTTTTATAGCTGCGGTTTCTATGCTCCCTGTCATTTGTTCAATAGCACTCTTTGCATTATCTTGCATAGTTTTTGCCATGTCTTTTGCTGCGCCATCAGAATTTTTATAACTGTTAGTTAAATCATCTAAAGCACCCGAACCACCTTGTACTAAAGCTAATAGTCCACTCATAGCTTCTTGTCCAAATATTGTTGCAGTATAGTCTTGTTTTTGTTGGTCTGTTTTGCCTTCTAAGGCTTTTGAGTATTCACCTACTATTGTACTTAATGATTTCATTTTTCCTTGTGAATCAAAAGCATTAAACCCAAGCGTTTTCATATCTCCCGCCGCTTCTTTGCTTGGACTTGCTAATCTTACTAACATTTCTCTTAATGTAGTCCCCGCTTGACTTCCTTTAACTCCATAATTACTTAGTTCCCCAATAGCTGCGGTTGTTTCTTCCAAACTCCATCCCGCTGCGTGTGCATTTGTAGCGACATATTTCAATGCTTCTCCTGTATCTGCTACTTGTGCATTTGTCTTTGCTGCATTTGTTGCTAATACGTCCGCAACATGGCTTGCATCACTTGCTTCTAGTCCAAACCCTCTCAATGCACTCGCTGCTATATCAGAACTAGTTGCAACACTTTCACCACTACTTGCTGCTAAATCTAACATCCCTGGCATTGCTGACATTATTTCAGTTGTATTAAATCCCGCACTTGCTAAATTTTCCATTCCATTTGCTGCTTCTTTTGCACTAAAAGCGGTATCGGCTCCAAGTTGTATTGCTTGACCTTTTAATTTGTTAAATTCTTCACCAGTTGCACCACTAATAGCTTTAACTCTACTCATTTGAGAATCAAAGTCCAAACCAACTTTAGTTGCTGCAACACCTACTGCAACTAAAGGAACTGTTAACCCCATAGTTAATTTAGTACCTACATTAGATATTTTATCCCCAACTTTTACAATACCTTCTCCAATGCTAAGAGAACCCATGTTTTTTCTTATAACTGACCCTGTTTCTTCCGCTTTCTTTTCTATCTTGTCTAATTCTTTTACCGCACTAACACTTGCACTTTTAAACTCTCCGTCTAATCCATTTAAAGCATCTCTATCAATATCTAGTTTAATCTTTTTATTATTTAAACTTGTTAGTCTAGTTTCTAATTTAGCAATGCTTGCTTCGGCTTTTTGCATATCCTGTTCAATACTATTTTTAGATTTTGTATCTGTCGCTTTATCATAAGATGTTTTTAATTCTGTTAGTTTCTTCTTTTGTGCATCTATTTTAGTGCTAGTTTTATCAATAGCCGATTCAACGCTTTTCATTTGACTTGCTATTTTACTACCATCTATACTTTTAAAAGCGGTCCCAACTTTCTTAACTGAACTTTCCGCCTTATTCATGCTTTCAGTTATGGTTTTACCCGCACTTTCAACAACCTTATTTACTTCTTGTATATCCTTTTTAATTCCACTATTATCTAGTTTAGTATTAATTTTTATAGTCCCATCACTCAAATTATTCACCTACCTTTATAATTAAAGCACCTATTATAACAATAAGTGCTTACTCTAATTCTGATAAATCCCCACCACGTTTTAGTATTTCGGCTATACTATTACTGTGATTAACTTCTTTTTCATCTTTTGGGATTGCATATATTTTCTTTAGTTTTTTGTAATGTTCTAATTCAGCACCTTTTAGTCCTGTTGTATCTGTTGCTCTTATACTCATAATTCTAGATATTTCATTATCTGCCTTTAGCGACCTAAATAGAGATTTAAACTTCCACCAATGTAAACTATCCTCTAATTGTAAATCTATTCCGTACTGGTCTAAAAAGGCTGAATAGATATAGTCTGCATCATATTCAAAAGAATAAGTTTCTTCTTTGTTTGTTACTTGTTCTTCATCATTTTTGTCCTCTTTACCACACCTATAAAACCATAACATTTGTTTAATGGTTTCTTTGATATTATTAGTAACATGATTATATAGTTGTATATTAGCAATATCATCATTCATAATGGTTTGGTCTAATATTGGATAATATATCTTTAAAGCTTTGTTCCAAAATTCTTCATCTTCTAAGTTTTCTTTGAATATTCCCTCAAACATAATAGAATGGCGGAAGTCAGAATTTATGCTGACTTCCACCCCTTCAATTATTAATGTTTGGGGTAATTTAGTTAACAATAAATTATTCATTTAATTACCCCTTTCTTACTATGCCTTAGATGTTACTGTAGCAACCCCTGTTTTCTTAGCTAAGTAGCTTGAATTAACTTCTACTATGCAGATTTGGTTGCCTGTTACTGCCGTTATGTCACTAATTCCATCCCAAACACTATAAGTTATGCAACTATCATTTAATACCGGTGGTGTTACTGTACTTGCAGTTTTGTACATATAAACATTACCATTTGTTAATACTGGCGAAACTGTAATTTTAGTTGTTCCACTAGTTGCTCCAGCTACACTAGATAATGTTAATGTTCCAAGTGTTTCAGTATATTCACCCTCTGTAAATTCTTTTGTAGTTACATCAAAATAACCCATTATCGGATCACCTACGCAATTTAAGTTACCACTTGCTGTTACTGTTTCTCCTCCCGCGCCGTTGAAATTAGATACTTCTACTGCTACTTTAAATTTTCTAGCTTTAAAATATCTTGTTGAACTTGTTGCAGCGGGTGCAAATAATTCAACTCTTATATATTCTCTTTCAGCATCAGAACCTACTTCGTGATTTCTTCCAATATTGTATAGTTCTTCTATTGCTACTGTTTCAGCGGTATCAACTATTAAATCAGTATCAAAAGCAAATTGAGTTTTATACCCTTTTACTGTGCTAGATTCTGTTTTATCATTTATATAAGTCTTGCTTTCAACTTGCGCCCCTACTGTTTCATTAAGAGTATTAAAACCCGCTCCCATAAGTGCAAAATTACTTGTTGCTTTGATTAATAAATAATCCGATATGTCACTTCTTACAATTTTACTCATTATTCATCCTTCTTTCATATATTATTTTTTTGGTCATAGATTAATTGAACTTGTATACAATATCTAGCAGTTGTTGCATCTGCTGCATTGTCAAATAGATACCCACCTGTTAATGCTTTTATTTTGCTTGGCGTTTGTCCTTCTTCCATTGTTGGTAAAATCTTTTTAAACGAATTACTTTTTAACCATTGTGCAAACTGTTCGTAGAAATATATATTGGTAATATTAACATCTTCATCACTTCCAAAATGTTCGATACTGGTAAGTGTGAATATAAATTGGTTCTCGCTATCTCCATTAACATATGTTTTTAATTCGGGCTTACATACTGTTTCATTAATGCTATAACTGGTTACATTGTCACTTTGAGAATAATCTACTTTTAGTGATAGAATACCATTGCTAGATTCTTGTAATAGTGGACATAGCTTTATGTAGTTGTATAATGAATTTAATATACTCATTCTACTTTTCCCCCCACAAAATCAGCGACCGATTTCTCTATTTCTTTACCTCTATCCGCATACATCCTCAAAGTCCATTTCATGCCGCGCATCGGCGAGCCTTGAAACTTAATATCTTTGTCTGTAGCTTCTAGTGGATTGCCCGCCATAACTTTACCTTCCCACATTCTGCGTGCATAAGGACTGTTATAAGTTATTGAATCAGCAGTAAGCGTTGCATTGCTTTTAAGAGTTCCTGTATCCATTGGTGTATACCCATCGGATAACCTTTTAACTTCACTTGTAAAAAATTGTTGTGCTTTTCCGCCTGTTTCCAAGTTTCTAGCCTTCAATATTTGTTCTGTATTGTTTAAGTTAATAGTTACTGTTGTACTCATGCTATTTTGCCCCTAACTGATAGTGCCTAAGCGCCTTACTACCATTATCGTTTATAATAATAGACATAACACTCACCACATTATCCAACTTATCTAAATTGGTGATAGGGTTAGTAGTTGGTACAAACTCAAAAGCACATTCACCCTTGACAATTCTATCAGTTGCTTGAAAAGTAAAATAATTATCTCTATTAACTAAATTCACATCATTCCATGCTTTAGGAGATAAATAAGTTTTATTGCTAAAGCTATTAATGAAAGGAATAAATATATTGATTGAATCAGCTATATTTAAAACTCCTTTGCCTGTTTCTGTTGTACTAACTCCAGCAACTTTTTGTCCTTGCCAGTTTGCTTTTTGAATGATGGTTTTTTTATAGCACTCTTTTAATGTAATCTTATCTATATATTTGTTGTATACAGTTATACTGCAATTAGTAAGCATAATAATTGCCTTCAAACATTGAACCCGAACCACCTTTTATTGTTGGTATACCTCTATATAGCAAGTCTGTATGTCCCAGATACAATTTAACAACCTTAAATAATTTATTACTTTCTGTTGTGTTTGCTTCTACTACATACGTTGTTGAGGTATTACCTACACTTTCACTTGCTTTAATTCCACCATCATTCTCAATAGTTTGTTTAAGTTCCATCATTTCACATAAACAGTTTTTAACATCATCTGTTATTAAAGTTGCATCTTCTTTAATTCTGTTAAATGTAACATTGTCTAAAAACACTCTTGCCCTACGTTCATATGTGTTGAAATCAGATTCGGGAATGTTTGTTCCTCCGAATCCATTTACTTTGTCTATGTAATAGCCATAAGTTACATACATTCCCTAATCCTCCTATTTCTTTGCTTTGCTTAATTCGGCTATTTGTGCCTTTAACGCTTCATTTTCAGCTTTAATTGTTTCAAATTGGTCTAATTTTTCTGTATTATCTTTGTATTCTGCTAACTTGTTTTTAAGTGTTGAATTTTCTGCCTTTATTTCTGCTAATGATGTAGCTTGTCCCGCTTCTAATATTCTTCCTTCTTCGTCTAGTACACTATATCCCATTGAAAGATATACTTCTTTAGCTTCATCGGGTACTTTTAATTGTTTGTTTCCTTGTTGTACTACTAACATTCAATACCCTCCTTATGCTACTATAACAAAATCAATTGCATTTACTTTATTATCTAAGATAAATACATCTTCAAATGATTCTTCATAGTAGTAGAATTTACCTTGTGTTTTTGCAGTTGGTTCGTCTAAGCTAGCAAATTGGTAAGATACTGGTGTGATTACTGCTAATGGGTGAATTAAACACATTTGTATTTGTTTTGCTCCAACTCCTGTTGCCCAACCACTTGTAAAATCATAAACTGTTTTCATAAGATCGCTTGATACTTGAATTATTTCAACTTCATCAAGTCTGTTTACACTTCTGCTAATAACTCCATCATTGCTTGCACCCGCAATAATTTGTCTTGTTACTTGACTTGCATTTTTAAGTAATGTTTTAACTCCAGGCGTTACGTATAGCTTTCTGCCTTGAACTGGAACTCTCGCTTCATCCATAGCTTGCATTCTAGCATCAAATACAGTTAATACATTATCCTCTGTTAAAACTGTTGTATCAGCAGTTTTACTCTTTGCAGTCCAATCTGCATAAATCTTAGATATACAATAAGCATCCATTTCGGGGAATTTTTGTTGATCATTATATACCTTTGTAATATTACCGATTGATGTCACAAAATTAGTTTGGTCAATGTCCATTGGATGAACTAAAGTGTCCCACATTCTTTGATTGGAAAGTGTTTTAGGTTCCCATGAGTTACTAAAGTTTCTACCGAATTCTCCTATTGTATCTCTATTTGCATCTTTTCTCCCTGTAGTTGCGATTACTGGAATTTCAATTGCCTTTGCTCCTGTCCATTTAAATAAACTGTTTGATGGTGAATTAAATAATGCACCAAAATTTAATACATAAGGGAAATTTTGATCTAGTGCTTGTTGATATTGAGTAGCATAATTAATATTAGGCATTTAAATTCCTTCTTTCATATTTTATTATTTTTCTACTGGTCTTTGGTGTATTGGTGTAAAGTTGAATCCAAAACCATTACCAGTTGTTTGTGTTTGTTGTCCGCCTGTTCCTTTTACTATTTCGGGTATTTTGTTTTCAGTTGTTGTTTCTACTGCAAATACTCCAGGATTTTTCTCCATGAAGTTTTTAACATGGTCGTCTGCTCCGAGGAACTTTCCATCTTCTAACTTTAAACCTTTTGATTTAAAATCATTAACAAAAGCATCTTTTACAAAGTCATTTGTAAATTTGTGTCCGCTTACAAACTCTTTTACTGCAAATTCATAATCTTTGTCAGCTAATTGTTTTTCATAAGCGACTTTATCCGCTTCTGATTTAGTTTGGTATTCTGTATTTTGAGTTTTTAATGTTTCTACTTGCTTTTGAATTTCTTCAATATTCATTCCCTTGAATTTTTCAATTTCAGAATTAACACTAGTTATTAATTCCTCTTTTGCTTTTAGTTCAAGTTTAGAATTATCTAATTCTGTTTGTAGCTTTTCTGTAGCTTGTCCCGCTTTTGTCTTTGCACTTTCAATATCAGTTCCATTGATAGACATTATTTGTTTTGCTATCTCTTCACTAACACCTAGTGCGATTAACTCTTCCTTTTTCATAACTTTCTATTCCTCCTAACAATTACGCTTTTATATGTGTTTTGCTTCACTATTGTATGTTTTTATGTCTTTCATCTGACTTCCTATATATGATGTTAAGTCAAGCAAGCGAACTACTCCGCCTTCACCATCCTAAAAGGCTTCTTTCATCCTTAAATTTTGTTTAACTTAACTTCTAAATTACTATTCTATAATTTCCCAATCCTCTGCCAAGCAATCATTTATGCTTGGAACCCATGTTGATATTGTTCCCTTAACATTCTTTATTGCTAAATACGGTTCATAAGGTACCCTATCACCAAATTCGTTTCTTGCATTTTCTGTACACGCTTTGTAACTTGCGGCCGGAACATAATAAATATACATTCCTTTACCATTCCAACCTTTTCTAGCAACCTTGCCACCAACTTTTAATACTGCTAAAGCATCTCCAAAGTTTAATTGTGTTCTTTCCATATACTCACCCCTTTTATATCCATAATAATTACTTAACATAATCTTATAAACTAATTTTACCATTGAAGAACAAATGTTTCAAGCTTTTTTAAAATAATACTTGACATAAAAAAGAGATAATAATTTTACTTATTACTTCTTTAAATATTTGTTTAAACTATTGCTCCTGTTGCATCTACCCAAGTAATAGCAGTTCCTAAATGTGTTACTACAAAAGTTCCTGTAGTTCCTGTTGTTCCAGTATCAACAACGGTTGGTGTTGTGCAAGGTCCTATTGCTGTTTTAGTAAATGTTACAACTCCTGTGTTTGCTACTCCTCCTACTGTCCATCCAGGAAAACTTGCTGATATTATTGTATTTCCTATTGCTCCTACTGTTTGTCCCTCTGTTACTGCAATAGTTTTAGCAACTCCATTTAAAGTAATTGTTATATTGCCCGCAGTTGTTGCTCCTACTGTTAGAGTTAATGTGTCTACTTCACTACTCTCGATGGTATTGTTGCACCATATAGGTTTTCCGTCACCATCTAAAGTAGTGTCCATGTACATTGTCCCGATATATGTTGCATGTGGTCTGTTCCCTGTTGTCCCTTTTAAAACTGTTTGTGATTCGAGTTGTGCTAGAATTTGTTTAACACGTTTTTCATTCCACCAGTTATTCATTTTAATACCTCCTAGTAATTAATTTGGCTTATTATACCATACTTACATTATACATTATGTTAAGTGTTATTGTATATTTAAATATTAAAAAGGGAATAATATATTTATATTGTTCCTCCACTTTGCTACCGACATTAATGTCGGGACCACTTTTATTTATTTTACTTTTTAGCTGCATTTGTGGCTTGTTGACTAATAGAACGGTCGAACTCTTGAACGGTCGCCCTCTCGTTCTTAGGTCGAATATTAGCTGCATTGCTGAATTGTTTATATTCTGCCCTTTGTTGTTGTAGCTTGATGCTTGAAGCTTTAAATTCTGCATCTAATCCACTTTCTTTATAAGCTATGATGCTTCTTTTAGTTGCCCTCATTGCAGTTTCAATTTTCCTTTGATATTGTGTAGCTTCATAGCAAGTATAATTCTTGCCTTTATAATCAAAATTGGGCGGGTCTATATTCTTTAATTGTTCATCAGTATAAGTTCTAATACTTGCTTGTGGTATGAATACTGCATACGAATGGCGACAATTATAGCCTTCAAGCCCCGCACCCATTCCTAGCCCTGTTGATTCAACTAAATTAGGATAATCTTTATCACTACCATTGACCTTATACACCTTTCCTTGCCACGCTTGATGATTTCCTACACCCACACCAGTTCTTGCACCCGCATGAGCAGTTACTTCTACATATTGCTCATTCTTATCCTCAATTATTTTATTCATATTAAAATCAATCATTTGTTGATTCATTTGATGAGTTGAGGTAAGAACTGCCCTCCTCGTTGCAACATCAATTTGGTTTGACCAGTTACTTTCATAATCAACATATCGCAATCCCGAATCTGTCATTTTCTTGACCGCCTGTTTTATAGCTAAATTGTAGTCGCTAACCCCACTTTGAACCTTTAATTGAGCAATATTAAGTTGTTCTTGATAAAACTTCGCTATAGGCTTATATACAACGTGACCATTAACATTTTCAGCAAAACCCATACTTTGAGTTATATTTTCTATATCACCTTTTGTATTTTTAATTGCTGATGCTAAATAATCTTTTAAGGCTTGGCTCTCATTTAATCGTATTGTTTTAAGTCCCGCTGCTTTGTATATTTCTGATTCTGCTGCAATTGATACTGCTGCAATTTGTGGGAATAAAGATTCTATTTGAGAATATGATAGGTTTAATGTCGCTGCAATCTTCGCTTCAATGTTTCTTATTCCGTATAATTCCGCTTGATTTTTCTGCCATTCTGCACTACTTGTAATCGTGGCTGTTTTTTTTAAACGTCTACTAAAGTCCAAAATCACGAACTCTTCTAATTGTGAAAATAAATCTACTATATTGTTTGGAATTGATTCTAATTGCGAAGGTGTAAGCATCTACTCACCTTCTTCCCTTAAAAGTTGTTTAACTTTGTCTAAAACATCATAGTAATCAACATCATAAAAATCTATAGCTTTCTCTATGCTATCTTTTATTTGTTCTAATTCTTCTTTATTAAACATTACTGCAACACCTCAATTATCTTATCTTTTATTTCTTCCTCTGATAGTGTTTTGTCTGTAGGTATTCTTATATTAGCTTCTTTAATTAATGTATAGTCAAAGTTAACATCTATTGCAATCAATCTTTTTTTAGCTGGTAAGGCTACATATTCAGTTATTTGAAATACTTTTTCTATTGAATTAATTATTATTTTATCCTTATCCACTACAATTCCCCCTCATATTTAATTTTTAATTCTGCTTTTGCTTTTTTGATTTCTTTTAGTATATCTTCCATTTTTCTATTATTTTCTACTATCTCTAAATCCATCTGTGCGTTATACCCATATTCTAATTGTTTCATTATTACACTATTCAATTTTTTAATGAATCCTATCTTCCTTTGTTTATCCCTTGTCTCCCCGTCTGTAACATCAATTAAATATTTAGTTTTGCATTTAGGGCATTTAATAAACTGAATATTAATTCCTTTATATTTAGTTAAATACTTAGTTACAATTGGTGCATTTAAAAAGGTTAGTTCCTCTTTGCATTTATCACATATTATTTTATTCATAATCTTATAACCCCCTCTTTAGCATTAATAACTTTAGCACCAACAACCTCAATATTAATTCCATCATCTTTTAAATTGAACTCTATTGTTTTTCTGATGCATTTGTATTCTTTCGGTTTGTGTGGTCCACCTATGAAGTATATCTTGTTAGCTTTTCTGTCTTTCTTGGCTTGTTTCTTTCTGTGAGATTGCTTATTCATTCCTTATCCCTCCTATGAACCACTATTAGCAACTAATATAACTTGTTCTGTATTCATATCTATTTTAGCTACTTTTAATTTAGCCTTTCTAAAATCACTACTATTTAGCCTTGCACATCTTTCTGCATGAAGTTCATCTTTTGCTATTACTACCATTGCATAATCTTCAACATAGCTTACTCTATCAGTTCTTTCTACTTTAAAACATTCCATACCATTACCCCTCCATTACTAATTGTAATTATTATAGCATTTATTACCATAACTTTATATTGTATTAGTTATTTTCAATACCCCTTCTTTGCTTAATATAGTCGCTTGGCGTTTTCCTAACAGTTTGTAATCTTCTCCTTCGATTAAGTTCTTTAATCTGCTATGAAGCGTCTGTATTGGTATGTCATATTCTGTTGATACTTCCTTTAGGGTTTTTATGTCTTTTAGTGTTAATTGTTGCATCCTGTCACCTCTTATTATTTAAATTCTTGTAACATTTTAGAAATTAGTTCTATTCTTTCTCTATAATATTTTTCAGACCTTGCAGATATATTTTTCGATACTTGTTCCTCTAAATAATCCTTATAGTTAACAAGTGCATCTTCTACGCAATTTTTCTCTTCTTTCGCTTCACATTCAATTATGAATTTACTTTTCATATCCTCACCTCTTAATTAATATTTGAGTTGTTGCATATTTTACAACAACTCTTTTGGATTATTGTTCATAATAAAATTGACTAACGTATTCTGAATTATTCCAAAAATCTTCTATCTGTTTTAACTCCTTTATATTTATTTTTTGTTTATTTATTGTTATGAAATTCCCGCTTTTTAATTCTTTAAGTTGTACTCCATTTGATTTCCAACCATGTTTCCCAAAAGGTTTATTTGAATTAACTATTATTCTTCCGCTCCAGTCTTTTTTAATTTCCATAATATCACCCCTTAAATTATTTGCAGCTTTTAAGGTAGCTGCTGACCTTTATTTTTATAATACGAAACTATGTGAAATATAAGTCTTTTCCTCTTCTACTACTTCAAAATCAAATGTGTAATGATTATCTTCGCTTTCAAGTGGTTTGTTTGATTGTGCATAAGTTGCCATATCTTCTAATGAATCTTTATCCTCTATTCCATTTGCTAATTCGTTGTATCCTCTTTTAGCCATTTCTTTAGCTAAGTCTTTTAATATTCCTTTAGTTGTTTTTGCTTTGCTGAATCCATCTATTACTGCTATTGTTCCGTTTGCTCTTATATCTAAAGTTACATTTGTCATATTTAAAACCCCTTTAAATTTATTTGTATCTATCTGATAATCTTATAATATCATTAACGTTAATGTATGTCAACTACTTTTAGTAATTATTTTTATATATTTTATCAAAACAAAAACACCACCTAATTAATAGATGATGTTTTCTATATTAACTCTCCAAAAGAAGCTTCTATGACATTGTATCATAAACAAATAATAAAAGCACCTTTATAATTTAATAAAGATGCTTTAAGGGTTTGAGATAAGGGGTTTGGGTTTATAAGGGTATCGGATTAATATTATTGTAACCTATACTGGTATATAATGCAAATTATTATTTTGGAACGTTATCGAATGGTGAAGGAGGTATTAAAGGTTCATTTTGCATCATCTCTTCGGCTTCTTTTTGAGTTACTCCATACCTCTTCATTACATAGTATACTGGCTTGATAATACTTGATGTTACATCTAAATACATTTGCGCTAATTCCGTTTCCTTATCCACGATAATTGAATCATCCCAACTGAACGAAATCTCCCTTTCAACATCTATTGATTTAACTCCTAAGTTTGCAAGTTGTCCCCATACACTCATTCCATATGCCAAAGTCTCTAAAGCATTTTGCATTGATTTTTGAATATCCGCTACAGTTTGGTAACTTTTTTGTTTCCCCGCCTTGATTTCTGTTGCGGTCTTTGCGTCTGTAGTTACTCCTCTTTCTTGATTGGATATTGTTCCAGTTGCTAATCCTGTCAAGAACTCTACTTGCTTTAATAGTTGATTATATCCATGGTATAAACTAGAATCTCTTATAGTTGGACTAAATACATTATATTGACTTGTTCCTGTTGCAGTTGAATCAATATCTAACTTTCTGTATAGCCTTTCTTTTCCTACTGGCGTTACTGTATTACCGTATTCGTCTTTTTTTAGCATATCTGCATCTATGTCGATTGCAAGTTCTGTTCCTTCATATTCCCAAATTATCCTCGAATATTGTTCATCAACTTTTCTTAATATATTATTAGTTAATCTTGAAAATATAGATACCCCTAAAGGAGATGTTGAATCAACACTATTTGCAAGTGGCATCTTGAAGTAAGAAAATAAAGGCTTGTCTACATTTTTAATTAATGTTTCGGGTTGTAATCCCGCCCATTCTTCAACTTCTGTTAAGTCTATTTGTTGACCTAAGCTGCTATCCATTGATATTCTTGATTGATTATAGTTTTGCTTTTTAAATGCCATGTTCTTGATTACATATCCTTCATTCTCCAAGTTATGATACTCTAGTCTTGTGTATGTATAGTCACCTCTGATTAATGTTTCAGGTAATATTGCTCCCGTTATATCTCCTCTTGAATTATAGGCAGTCGGAAAGAACATATCTGCATGGACAACATCAACTTCTACGTGGCCATTTGATATATAAGGTTTAAATACTAATCCACCTTTTGCTATTCCATATTCAGTGTAATTTCTAATATTGTCAATAACCGCTTGATATTCTTGATTTAAAAAGTCATTATTACTGATCTCTGACTTAAATTCTATTGTTACTAATCGTGCTAACTCTGATGCTATTCCCGCACCTATATTTGCACTAAATACCGTTGTATTATTTATCCACGGTGCTTTATCCTCATATATTTGTGTCCATAAATCAATATTAAGTGCCATTTCATTACTTACTGCAATATCAACACCGACTTTACTTTGTATTGTACTTCTATTATTAAACAAATTCATTATCCCCCTTATCCATGCTTTTATATTTTGAAACATTTACTCACCTCTTTTATTTTATATTAACCACATAACTAATTTACATATTCCATATATAGCTCCTCCAACTAAGCTAACGATTCCAATCGCTGCTAAACATTCCATTATTATAAATATTTTTTCTATACATTTAAGCATTTAATAAAATCCCCTCTCTTTTTACCAATTTTATCGTTTAATTCTCAATTAGACTTGAAATATTTTTATATCTGCGGTGGACTAATGTCACCAAACCATTTAAAATAGCCATTGTTGTATTATCAATTAGAACTTTAATTATTGCGTTAAATCTAAATTTAACGTAATGTTACATAATGTTTAACTATTATTTAAGGTTTTTCAATATAATATCCAACAACCCTATCCATTCAAATTTAAATAAATTAATTTGAATACTAAACCCACTTAGTAATATTATTATAATAGCTATCCACATTAGTATTTTATCCATATTACTGTCCCTTCCTTTTCCAAATGTCATTTGTGCTATATCTAGTTGCATCTATGAAATGATTATCTTTATCCGGATAACTATTGATTATGTTACCATCTTTATCTACTTCATGTTCATACTTCAAAAACTCTTTTGCTGCATGAGGGCATCTTTTATTATCTATAATTATAGAGTTCAATGATTGTAACCATTTCATAGAATACTCTACACTTCCAGGCCCTTTTATAGCACCCCTAGCAAATAATCCATAAGAACGATAATCTTCAATACTTTTTGGCTCTGCTGAATCACAAATAACTTTATCATTAGGTTTAATACCATGTTCATTGACCATAATGTCATAAGTAGCCTTGTTGGATTTCTTATTTTCTCTATGTTCATCAAATATATAAAGATTTCTTCTTGCTGCATCATAGTGAGTTCTAACAAATGCCCAAGGATCGGGAAACCAACCAAAATCACACGCTTGACTAATTCTATCAAATACATTATTAATTTCATCATCTGTAATAGGCCCTATAATAACATTATCAAATATATCTCTACCAGTTCCAGTAACTTTCCCTAAATAATCATGTTCGTATTGTGTTGGCCTAGTTTCTTTCATATGCTCCGCTTCTAGTATAAATTGTTCTCCAAGCCATTCTCTATTTATTGTTGTATAATCGCTGTGATGTACTAACTTATCGTTTCTTTCTTCTAATACTTCCTCATTACACCAGTTCCTTTGACTTGCGGGTGGATTGAATGAATAAAATACAAAAAACTTTGGGCCACCTCTCATTAATGATTGGTTTATGTTATCTACTTTATCTATACTTTCAAATTCGTCTATTTCTTCATACCAAATATATTTTATATAACCTTTGGCCACTTTAGTTGATTTTAATTTCTTTGGTTTGTCAGCGCCTTTGAATAGTATGACTTGTCCTGTTGGTTTGTATGTTATTTGTAACTTACTGTCGGGTATATACCAATCATCTTCAACACCTAGTGCATATATTGCCCATGTTATTTGCTCGTAAACCGAACCTCTTAGCGTGTCTTTAACTCTTCTTATGACTACCGCATTGGTCATTTTCCCTTCTTGTGCATCTTTCATTATTCCAAGGACTATTTCTAACGATATAAAGGAACTCTTTGTGCTACCACGTCCACCTATTTAAGCCAATAATGAGTATGTAACCCTAACTTTAAATCTCTATGTATTTTATAAAAACTTTCCGCTATTATACTTTTCAAACTCACACTTAGCATATAACCACCACCCTTCTTATATATCGTCAACTATCCTTACTGGTTCTTTTGTTGTATCTCCATTACCTTTTATTTCTTTAGCTAGCTTTTCATTCTGCAACCTTCTATTCTCTAGTTCAAGCTTAGTCTTTTCTTCATCATTCAATAAGTTGCAATGTTTATTCAAGAAATCCATAGCTTTCATCTTATCAGCTAATTTAAACTTAATCCCATCCTTGCCCTCTGATACTTCACTTATTATACTTGTATCTACTCCAACACTATTTTTTAAATCTACATAACTGTATTCCTTTATCTTTTGTTGTCCTGTATCGGGATCTATAACCGGAATATCTTCACCATCACTATTTTTAGTCCATTGTGGTATCTGTCTCACTCCAAACTCTACATATTCTCCTATGTCTGAAAAGGCTATATCTATATATTTTTGAATTAATCCTCTTGTTAGTGCTGCTTTATCCATCGTAACCTCTGTTAACTTATCTACCATTACTTTTATCTTAGCATTGTTTAGCAATTTGCTTGCATTAACTGCTGCGGTCATATAGTCGCAATTATAAGCCTTTAAATAAGCTTTGGTTTGGTTAAAACACTTTGAGTAATAAATACAGAAAAGCTTTTGCTTCTCATTAAGTTCCTCATTCTTCATTACTTCCTTAACCTCTATAGAAATATTATCTTTAGGTTCTTTCTTTGTACTTTTTTTATTGTTGGACTTGGTTTGTTGTACAACACTTTTTTTGTTGTCCTTTTTTTGTTGTACAACATTTATATCTTCGTCCCATTTGTCCCTCTTTTTCCATACTGCTATCTTCTTTTCATCTTCATTTATCATGTTGGCTATTTCTCTATTGGTTATGTTACCTTTATGTTCTATGTATATTCCTTTTGCCTTATCTCTTTCGGGTGATCTTATTCTTGCCATATTGTTTCCTTCTTTCTAAAGTAAAAAGCACCTACCACCGATAAATGGTAGTAAATGCTTTTATTAATTAGTTGTATATTAACCAGTAAGCGTGACTAAATTATACATTCGAGCCATGGAGGGAATCCACTTCCTCTCATAATATATTTTTGTGGTTACTTACTGGCTTATG